TGCCTGAAGCATGGCATCTTCCACGGTTCCTGTTCGTGGGTCAAACTCGGGGAGCGCGATAAGGGCGTATTCACGGGCAAGCGAATAAATATCTGATGGCTGTAAATCATTAACCGTAAGGTCAATGTATTCACTAAAATCTGGTGATGCCATTATGTATTCCTCTGCCTAAAGCCTAAACCGATTTCAACTAAGCCTGTTTCGGTTTCTGATATCTGAACATTGTCAATCATAATTTCTGGAATGAACGCTCCAGCGGTAAACGCCAAGTCTCGCGTTAATGCGGATTGAAATGTAGGGTCTTCAATTCCGTATGTAGGAGTTATTGGTAATTCACCAGGAATGATCTGGATTGATAGAGCAAGTAATTGCGCGTAATAGTCGTCTGAAGAATCTGTCAATTTTTTGACAGCACCATTATAGAATTGAATCGGAAAACGCAGAGTATCCATACTACTATTTTGCCATCTTTTTGCTCATCAGGCAGAACCACCATCAAGCGACTGAGGAGCGGTAGCGATGCCACTTAATGCAATTTTACCAATAACAACCAACTCGGATTTAGAATTGTTTAAAAAGGCGCAAATAACACTGTCATTGACCGCTGGGATGGCTTCAACCCCAGAAACAACGCATGGACCAAAAGCGTAACCTGGTGCGACGGCACGAAGTTCAACATAGACCTGAGAGCCGACAACACGCCTAACTATCCCATAGTGAATGCCACCCTGAAATGGGACGGAAACTGCCTTGTTTCTGGCTGTGAAATTAGGATTCTGCATAATTTTTACTCCTAAACAAGACCAGGATAGTTTTGTTTAAATGATTTTTTTGAGTCATATGGAGTAATAAGAAGTTTAACGACACTTTCTTGGCGCACTGCTCTAAAAAATATTTGATCATTGAATGCCATAAGTAAATTGTTAGCCTCATTATATTTTTGTATTTTTGCGTTTTTAGTAGGTAATCCATAAATTAATTTTGCCAGCCTCTTTGCACTAGATTTCATAGTCTCTTTTGATACCCCAGCCTGAGACTGCATATGTTGTCCATTTATGTATTTATCAATTAAAGTATTAACAGCCGCTGGATAAGTCTGTTGAGGAAGATTAAGTAAATCAATACCGCCACTTGCACCAGAAGAATCAGTTGCACCTTGCGCTGGGGTTACTGTTGTTGTGCCAGTAACTATAGTGGGAATCCCTCCTTCTTCTATTGCGGCGAGTGCATCGGGAGATAAGCCCCCAGCAACTGCATATGTTTTTACTGGAATACCAAACATAAAACCCCATAAAATACTTTCAGCCAAAGCCTTATCTTTCGTTGAAAGTTTTGTAGAATTTTTAATAATAACTTTAGCACTTTCAACACTTCCTCCTCCTCTTAAGAAGTTGGCGGCTATATTTACTAAATCTTTAATGAGGTTTCCATTAGAACCCGTATACCTAATATGTGCGAGATATTCTTCCGTATACTTCTTAGAGCCACCAAACTTTACTTTTGAAAAGTCAATAGCAAATTTGTTTTCTTCTTCAGTGTCGGGGTTACCAATTTCATTATCTTCAGGATTCCCGCCTGATTTTGTCGTGTCTTTTTTTGTTCCGTTAGTAGAAATGTTTTCTTTATTTGGGTCAACTGGCGTGCGGAACTGAACTCCAACGGGTTCAAAAGTTCCCTCACCGAACTGAACATCACTAATTAAATAAAAACCATCAAACCCATGCATTCCGCCAATAAGAATAGTCATACCAGGTCTGAGCGAAATGCCGTTTGCCCTATCCACGGTCATAGAACCAGAGGCAGCGCGAACATCGTCATCCGAGCGACGAATGGTAGGCATGTCTAGAAGAACATATTTATCTATTACTTCTGGAAAATAATCAACTGTCGGCTCTGGCCAGATAAAAGGAATAAACTTTATATCTCCATAAACAAATTTGGGATCTCCCCACTTGCCAAGAAGCCATTTTTCTGAAGCATAAAAAAGAGTATTGTCAGATACAAAACAAACAAACTCTTGCTCACCAGCAGCGCTTTGTAAAACACTCCAAACAGAGTCGTCAGTGGTACCACTATTAGACTTGACTGTAGCCTGCTTTTTGGCATCTTTTTGTCCAACAAAGTTCATGTTGTAGCGCAGTGCCATTCTTTGAGCAAGGTCATATCCTGAAATGCCGTTGAATGCCTCAGGGCGCTTATCTCTCTTCATCAACTGGATAGCCTTTGAACGACAATCAAGTTGATGCTTTGGATGTATTCCTTCACTCCGTGATGTTTCTATGGCTGCAATTTCAAAAAGCAATCCTTTATAAAAAGCATCTCGTCTAATTTGAAAATAGTTAGCCTTAGCCATTTTGAACTCTGGGTCAATAACGCTTACTGAGATTTCGGATGACCCAGAAATAGTCAAAGAGACACTTAGTTCTGTTATTGCTGCCGAAATATCCCTATTGGAAAAAGTTCCTAAGTCGCCAAGACTAAATAAATTTATGTCAATGTTGTCAAAGTATGCCATTATCCTGTTGGTCCTATAATATTGCCACTATATTTATCTCTATCACGGACGGATGTATAACTAATAAACTCATCTTGAGGGTTTGGACCACCCTTTTTGGGAATGTCAACAGCCGTGTTATAGGTGATTTTAGGCAACTCTGCAATAACGACCCTTGGATTAACATTTTCAACCAATGTCATATTTGCCTCAGCGGCAGTGATCTGGTTTGAATCATTTCTACGCATAGAACTAAAATTCAAGTCTTGAATAGACCAGAAAATGTTTTTAGATGCGTCAGTCGTCCCTATTGGATTAGAAATTTGCTTATCCAGGTTTGTAAAAAATACAGGGCGGGCAATGTTTGCTATGTCAAACAATAATTCTAAATCATTATCAACAGATGTAAACAAACCATCTTTTGGAACTGCAACTAAAAACTTGATAGATAACTGTCTTGACCTAAATCTACTGAATGCAACAATTGGCATTTTGCCAGGACGAGAAATTTCTTGCAACTCTGGTCCCATATTGCCATACTGGATTTGCTGTGGGGTAAAAGGAAAAGTAAATGAAATTTGCGGCTGAGTTGCAATACTTCTTGTTACATGCATTGTTACAGGAAGGGCATTTGCAGTGTTTGTATAGGCTGTTTTAGTTAATTCAACTGTATCAAGTGGATTGCGCTTAAACTTTGTAACAGTCGTTGAAATAAAGGTACGAGAACTTGGTTTGACAGAGCGCAGATCACTATTGGTTGCCATGATTAGTACCTCTCATTGCGTGAGCGTTGTGCACGCTCAATCTGATACATGACTTCAGATGCCAGAGCATTGACATCCATATTTGGAGTGGCATTGATAACTAAATTAACATTTGAAGTACTACTTGATGACGGAGCCATGATTGGAGCACCCATGTACGGAGTAGTCGTATCACCAACAGGACCATTGCTTGGTACGACATGAAGATGGCGAGCACTGCCATTGCCGTGGAATTCCGCAAATCCGCCAGCCTTATTAATCGCCTGTCCGTAGAGTCCAAGGTTTTGACCAACGAGGTCATATGCGCGTCCAGCGGCGTGATCTGAAGACATAGAACCAAGAGCATTGGTTCTGAAGCCTGATGTCACTGTACGCTTGCCAGCAATCTGAGCATCAAATGCGGAATGCTTACCCATGGTATTCAACATATTTCGTCGGGGACTTGCTGTATCTCCGCCAAGTTCGTCAATAATCATTTGAGCGGCTGTACCCAACTTGGTTACCGCAGTACCAAATGCATCCCCAGCATCAACCCACTCAACCATTCCAAGAGAGAGGTCATCAACAGAAGCGCGCAAGAGTTCTTCATTTGTTTTCTGAAGTTTTATGTTGTTTGCAAAATCTTCGCCCAGAGCACCACTTAATTGAGAGTTTATATCGTCATTAATTGATACACCATGAGGAGTTTGTGTGTATTGTGGAGTTAGAAATTCCCCAGCGTTGATTTTGCCAACTATTCTTAGATACTCATCAATACCCTGCGTAGCAAGGACATTGTTCAGCATTCCAGTTATATCTGCGACACTACCACCCTCATAACCAACACCAGCAAGACCAGAAACAAGGTTTTCGGCAGCGGAACCAGAAACAGCACCAGCAAATCCTTGAGCACCAAAAGCAGCCTCCATTATTTTTGCATTGTCACCATTAAACAATGCATCTGTAATCCGTGTTCCATTAGGATCAGTCAGAACGCCATAACCAATCTTGCCATTTTCATCATAACCGTAAGCATTATATTGTGAACCTTCTTTTGTTCCAATATTTCTATACAAAGCCTCAAATGCCTTTACTGGGTCTCCACCAGAAGCAAGAAGTTGTTCTTGGAACATTCCCTCAAGGAATGCTGCTGTATCTTCTGGGGTTAGGGTGCCAGCAAGTGCTTTCTCGCGAGTTGTTTGAGCAAGTTCATTAGCAACTTTAGGGGCATTTAAGATATCCACTTGTTTTCTAATATTACTAACTGCGGTCGCATAGGCATCTGTTAGGTAATTATTTAGGTCGTCACCAAAGCGCATTGTTGCAATACCAGTAGCGGCAAGAACATCTTGGAGTGTCATCATGCCATTAGCCAACGAAAATTCTGCGGAGTTTGCTAATTTTGCAATTTCTTCACTAGTTAAGCCGCTCGCGGCGCTTAGATCCTCAAAACGAGACTCCATTAATTTGATTCCACCCTCAAGTGATTCTTTTTGCACTTCCCACTGTTTATTTGCTTCGTCTAGTGCGGTTCCACTCTTGAGTTGACCATCTGCCATTATTTGTGCATATTTTCCAAATTCTTGCATTGCTAGTTTTGCTGATTCAAGGTCATTTTGACCTAAAGAATTATTTACAATGTCTGAATATCCATCAACAAACTTACCAGCGGCTTCCCTTGCCATTTTTTTGTATTTTCCATCTTGCATCCAGCCCTTAATACCACCGTAAATAGCACCAATAGTTCCTGCAACAATTGCTCCAACGGCAGGACCGACACCAGGAATAGGAATAACATTACCGACAATAGCGCCAGCACCAGCCCACGCTGCTCCAGTTGCTAAGGCTCCAGTTGCCGTTGAGGCGGCTCTACTTCCCCCAGTTTTACGGTAAGCCAAATCCGACAGTTGGTCACCAGCCTGATAACCAACTGTTCCGAGGGTAGTAACAGCAGCGCCTAGACCACCACCAAGAAGAGGTATTTTATTTCCAACAACAGCACCAACGATAGCGGATGAAATTATGTCATTAATAATATCTGGACCAGGTAGCATCTGAGCAAAAGCAGCGGCACCTAAGGCTGCTGTAGTTCTATTATTATTGACCCAATTTGCACCCCTCTTACCCCTATCTACCATTCTGTCTTTAAATCCCCCAAATCCACCCTCACCAGTCATTGCTTTCATTGCCATCATTGGTCCAACCATGCCAATAAAGGCACCAAGCGGACCCATCTTTGAAAAACTTCGGATAATGGAACTTAAACCACCAACCATTTTTCCAATAATTTCCGCAATTGTTGTAAGTGTTGGCAATGCTTTCATAAATGCTTCACGCATAGCACCAAATAAATCAAGTATTTTGGTAATTAAGTTTTCAATAGAGTCACCGAATTTTAAAAACTTATCTTCATTACCAACAACCATGTCACCAAAGTTTTCAAAGTTCTTTTTAAGTCCGCTACCAAGCGCCTTGATAATTCCACCAAGGAACTTATTAATAATTTTGCTAGCAGCACTAAATCTTTGTAGATACGCAGTAAAAGAACCAAAGGCTGATTTGACTTTTTCCCAAAATGATGCGAATGATTTAAAGAAACCTTCTTGTCTTGGGACATACTCTCGCATGAACTTCACTAAGAACTGCGAAATAACATCTATACCGTTAACAAATTTGTCTAAAAGTCCACCTTGGGCATAGTCAGCAACAAGTGGACTAATTGCAGTGAATGTCCGCACTACAATGCGTCGGATTTCTTCAAACGCATACTGGACAGGCTCAATAAATTGAGCACCAAGGTCACCAAACATGACCTGCATTTGAGTAACAAAGGATTTAAACTGACCAAGTAAAGAGCCTTGCACCGCTGCTGAAGCACCAGAAACTCCAGCCTTCTTTGCAAACTCGCCCGATGAGAACATCTTGATAATTTCTGCGCTAGTCATCTTTCCGCCAGCAATCATTTCCTTGTAAGTTTTTTCAAACTCAGGACCGATTTCCTTGGCGGCACCAGTAACTTTTGAACTACTTAAGCCTTCACCTTTTTGAATAAGTGAGATGATGTTTGCTAGTGAACTTGCGCCTTTTTCAACATCCCCAGATGCGTAAGCAAAGTCAAGCAATCCAGCCAAAGCACCACTTGTTGCGCCAGTGACTTTTGAGTTCTTTGAAGCGGCTGCAAAAGCCTGTGTAAGACCCTTCATGCCAACAGTAGCAAGACGAGCATCTCCTGTCATCCCTCGTAGGGCGGCGCTAGATGCCTTATAGTCCCCTCCGTAGCGACCTGTGGCTTGAGCGGCTACAAACTGACGCTGAGCGGCGGCTACCGTTGCTAGGGCAATAGCGGCAACTGCAGCGCCCTTGGCTAGGGCAGATAACGCAACTTGGTATGCCTTGGCGGCAAATTTACCAATTGCTAGCAAGCCGTTGACTGAAGACAACGCCAATGCCAAACCAGCAGTTTCAAGTCCTGCGCCAATCATGGCAAACTTGTAGGTAGTCTTTAGAAAGCCTGCTAGACCCTTTCCTGCCTTGCTTGCTTTTTTGAATCCCTTTCCAGCACCGTCTGCGTCTTTTCCTAATCTTTGAGTGCTTCTGCCTGCATTGCCAGCCGAGCCGTCAAGATCGTTTAAGGCATCTCCAAATTTTCCAGTACTGATGCCAGCATTATTTAATTGAGCGTTAGCGAGTTTTGCCTTGGCAACAAGTGCTTGAAGTTTGCGTTCTACCTTGTCAATGCCGCCTGTATTGGCATCGGTATCAATTTTTATAGTGACTTGCTCGCGAGCCATTGGTACCTCAACTAAAGTTTGACGGCTAAAGAACTATTTGTTCTTATTTATTTTACGCTCTTGTTCAGCCCTATCAGCCTCAATAACTTTAGCACACGCATACCTAATAATCCATTCTTCATCAGAACAGTTAAGTAATTGTATAGGGTCAGTACCCCATAGTTCGCCAAGTCTAGCGGCTGCAACAATCCGCCCGTCCGAGACTAGAAAGTCTAGGACATCTTCGTAGGGTCCACCGTCTCAACGGTGTCTGAATACCCCGCCGCCTCTAGGATTGCTAGAGCCGCCCCTTCAACATGAGGATCAATGCCGAAGAAGGCACGGACGCAATCTGGCACTGGACGAGTTGTGTTGGTCATCTGGAGAATGGCTTCCGAGGCAAAAGTAAGACCAATGCCATCATCGTTGGTAACTTGCTCGCCATTAATGTAAATTCCTACACAAGTGTGACCCACTACAAAAGCAGCAAAGCGGGTGGCATCCATACCGCTCTTGCTGTCTTCGCCAGCATTTTTGCGCCAAGAACGAAGTTGATGCTGTGTAATATTTGGCGATACTTCAACTGTTACACCGGGTCGTTCTGGGACTTCAATAAATACTGATGCCCGTTCAACCTTTTTGGTAATTACTTCTTTCAGTTGTTCCAAAACGCTAGGAGGCTTAACATCCTTAGCGACCGTCTTTTTGGGGTTGTTATCTTCTGACATGGTGAAAATATCGTTGCTCATGTTTTGAACCCTAGCATGAAAGAAGGAGCACCTAGTGGTACTCCTTCAGTCAAACTATTACTAAATTTTTAAATCAGGTTAATACTTCAGAAGTCACAGTCTGAATACTAAAGGTCAACGAATAAGTTGAAGGTGCACCGCTAGCGGCATCGCCATCAGGCTCAGTCAATCCAACAAGTAACGCTTGTGGATAATTACGCTGAAGTTCGGGGGTTGCAACATTGCAGTTCAATTCATCAATTTGAATGTCAAAATAAGCACGACCAACCATCTGACGAATACTACCAAGAAAGTCTCCGTCAGTGTCTGCGTCATAGTGACGAGTTAATGTGATGTCACCAATTTCCGCAGGAGCACAAAGCACTTCGGGGAATAACTTTCCACCAATGTAAATTTTTTCAACTGAAGCAGTGATTTCACCACCAGTTACCTGTGCGAAGTACGCAAGCGTGCCGTCCTTGCCAGGTTCAAGAGGCGTTTCAACATTGCCCTCATCCGACGCACTGATTGATGCGACAATTTGCCTCTGCGCGATTTTGCTCATAGTTGTTCCTTGCTCCTTATCAGTTTACTGATGCTGTGAGATTTGACTTAGTGACATCAACTTGAATCTGGTCACCAATGCTAGAAATACGAACTCCGACTTTAGCCTTAACCAAGCCACCAGCCAATTGAGAAAGCGGGTTGATTGCGTCATTGACGACAACCGTGTATCCGTAGTCAATGCGACGACCAGTTGCATCAAATGCTTCGTACAAGCCACCAGCAATGCGGATTGGCTCTAACATTGAAATGAGGCGACCCTTAACGCGGGTAAATAGCGCCGAACGACCATCAATTGGCGAGAACACCAAGTCTTCCAAAACTGCCTCACATTTAGCAACAACGAAGTTGAGCATTTCACGAGCGTTCAAGAAACGATAGTTGTCCTCATCGGATGAAAGCGAACGAGCACCATACACGCGAACGCGACCATTGATGATTCGCAAAGTATTAACTCGCGACTCGTCAAGGGTGTTACTGACGGTCTTGGTGACCGTATCATTAAGACCAGTCAACCAGCGTGATTCCGTAACAACACCAGCGTACGCTGCCCATGAACCAGTGCGGTTATGAGCAATTGAACGCTTAGCGGCTACGAATCCTTCTGGCGAAATGACGATTGCAGTTCCGTCTTCCTTAGTCGCCTTAACCCAAGGCCAAAACAATCCGCCGTATTCTGAATAGTCTTCAGAACCAAGAGTTTCAGCGTGATCGGCGGCCTGAGTTGCGGTGTAGTCTGACGGCGTTGACAAAACGGCAATACGGTGATTCTCGTAGCAGTGGTCAAGAATTTCAGTATGAACTGTTGTGATATTTCCGCTAGTCACCAAACCTGGCATTGAAACAGCACCAGGACCAAAGTCGTAGCCAAAATCATCCAAAGCAGTGAACCATGTTGCATCAATAACACCATTACGGTTGTCGTCTCCAGCAGAGAAAGCCGTTGCACTAGTGATATTGTCAAAAGTACCCGTACCGATAGTTGCCGTAATGTACTTAGATGCTACGGCAGAGCCAGTAATCTTATTTACAAGGGCAGTAGCGGTAGCAACTTCTCCCGAATTATACACAAGGTCGCCCGAAAGATACAACTTGAGAGTCTTACCAGAACCAAGCGCAGTAAGCGTTGTGGTCAGGTTTGACGACCAGTCTCCTTGACCAACCGCGGTCAGCGTAAGGGCGGTACCAGAGGCGGTATTAGGGACTTGCAAAACGCCAGCGGTGGCTGATGCTCCAACGACACGCGAAACATAAACTTGTGCTCCGCCTTCTTCAAAGAAAGTCTGCACCTGTTGGTGAACTTCTCCATATGAAACATAATCACCGAAGACTGATTCATAATCAGAAATACTGGTCACTAGTTTCGCTTCGTTAGAAGGACCACGCTCCGTGAATCCGACAACAAACCACGAGGCAGTTTGCGACTGGTTGATTGTGCTCGGTCCTGTTCGGACTGATGTGTTGACTACGATTCCGGGCATCGTGCCTTCCTCCGCTCCCATAACTTGGGACTAAGTTCATGACTTTATGAAGTATACCTGGTCTAGTGCCTATATTTTGAACAGGTGAAACTTACCTGTAACTATTGTGACCGATTATTGCTATCCTCTAGTGGAACAACTGTTATATATTGTCAAAAGTTTCTTCAATAGCGACATTTACTACTTCTGGCTCTATGCTTGTTGCGCTTGGTGCAATAACTGGGACGCGACTAGTTTCCACAATTGTCACTGTGTATCCAAGATAAGCACCAGCCATAACCCGCTCGCCTTTTATGAGCGTCAGTTCAGAATATTCCTCACGAATACTTGATTCGTCAATCATTACTTCTAAACCTTCTGTATCCCCACATTGGTTAAGTGATGGACCATCAAGGATGGCAGAGCGCAATACTGTTGTAAGTCGGTCTCTTTTTAGTGTGGCAAGGTCGCTTTGGTCATCTTTTACCCAGATATATGTGCGCATTGTGTAGTTAACACTAAATCTTGGATCAAATAGGCGCGTATAGTCGGTTCTTTCCAAGCCATCCATTGAAATCGCTACAGTAATCAAAGTTGGCCAAGCATCAATTGCTACGGGTTCATAGGCTAGATACTTTTTAGGCTCAGGAAGTTCCTCATCATCCAAGTTCCAAGCATTGCGATATTTAACAAGCCTGTCTGGTAGATCAGATTCTAGATATAAATTGACAAATTCTTTTGCCTTATGGGGTCCCTGCATTGTCATTAGAGCGTCCCATTAACAATATAGTTAGCGGCTTTTCGTGATAAATCTTCGCTAAATCCTCGTGGTTCAAAGATAATTTTTCGTGCTGGCATCTTTGTTGTCCCATATTGATGAAACTTTGCATATTCAACATTTGTACCAAAATTTGCAAATGTTGGGGTAATAACATTAGGAGGACCAAATAATGATGTCAAAGAACGCATCAATTTACCAGTAGGACCTGCTAATGGCGGGTGGGTATACGATTTATTATCACGACGCGGTGCCCAGCCACCCACTGGCAAACCGCCAGTGGCAAAGTTTTCCGCATTTGCTAATTCAAGCATTTTCCTTGCA